ATACTCCGGCAGTCCGAATCTATTGGACTCCGGGTCTTTTACGATGCTGGTCTCATCTACCGTGGCATTGCCTCGTCACACGTATTGACATAAGCCAACTGGCCGGCCTTGCCTTTTATCTCGTCCTCGGGCCGGCCAGGCAACCCCAGGTAGAGCAGGGAAAACCTGGAGATCCCCAGCATCCGGTCGGCCTCAAGGAACTGAGCCCATAGATCGTGACTCTTTACTAACTCTTTGAATCTCTCTTGAATTGGACCGGGCTCGGCCTTTTCGTCCTCGGCCTTTTCCTCGCTCTCGAATAAAATTGGATGTTTACGCCAGGTCTCATCGCTCACCAAATCAACCACACGAGTCCCTATTCCATCACGCTCGTATATGTTGAGATAATCGGAATACTCTGGGTCTAGCTTATAGCCAAGCGTCTCATAGAGTTTTCGGTCACCATCAAACGACTGACCCAGCGCACGGCCAAGGCCGGCGCGACTCAAACGGGATAGATAAGAATTCAACTGTATTGCGTGATCAAGCTGCCGACTAGTTGCATTGAGTTTTTTTTCCAGGTCGGCCTTAGTCCCCGCTCGCGGTTTCTTGGTTCCTTTTGGTTGATTAGCCATAGATTCACCTTCCAAATGTGCCGGCAACTCGAGGGCCGACTAATTCATTATAGCATCCCGACGCCGCGTCGACAATATCATCATGGTACTGTGGATCCGGGAAATTGTGCAACTGCGCCAAAAACTCCTCGTTCCAAGAGCCGGCCAGCAGTTTGACATTTCCAGCAAAGGCCTGGGATGCCAACGGCTTCGCACGCAAAACCTTGTCGCCGGCACCCGCCACCGGGATACCCATCACGTCGAAGCCCTGCATTCCTGTGACCACGTTGTAAGCATCCCGAACGCCAGACGCCCCGCCCTCCTGTTCGAACCGGACCGCAACCTTCAACCCCCCAGAGTTGTCCTGGGTCGCAGTATTGAAAACAGCATTATTGGCCTCAGCCGGACTCATGCGCTCGTTGGACATATCCAGGATATAGGTTATCCCGTCCACGATCTTGCCCTTGACCGAGGCTGTGTAATCCGGGTCATCCTTTTTCTTGGTCGTGCCCAGGCTCTTCTTGGTCGCCGCGAAATCCCAAAAACGCACCATGCGTCCGCCGGCCGGCACGGCCGGCACGATCTCGAACCAGGCCCGGTTGAACACCAGGCCGGCCTCCGGTTTGATTTTCCAGTTTCCGCCGCGCCTAGCATCCCCGAGCAGCCGCTGCCGGTCCACCAGGGGAAGCGCCTGCAAGTTGGCCAGGTAAGCCGGATCCTTAGACAACAGAATCTCATTATCGTAGACTGTGGAGAGAATGAAGGTCACCGATTTGGGCAATGACCCCGGGAACTTTTCCTGCAACTCACCTGGAGTGTCAGCCCAATGGATCTGGTCATTCTCGTTGACCATCCAACGGATAACCCCAGATCGCTCAGGGATAGCCCAGCCCTCGTCGTCGATCCACCAGGCCAGGAAATCGGCCAGCCAGCCAGGCTCCGGATTGGCACTGGCTCTCACATATGGCTTGACCCCGCACATCGACCGGTTGCGGGATAGCATGTAGAAAAACTGCGACTGTGTGAAGGTCTCAAGTTGGTCGAACTCAAGCAACGGAACCTGGGCGCTTTTCCAGGCCTCCTTGTCCTGTTCTCGCTGCATGTGAGAGAATGAGATATTCGAGCCGGCAGGGAACCGGTAACGCTTGTCGTTCTCGTTTGGCCGGCCACCCAGATAGGGATAGATATCGCCGGCCTCATCCCATAGAGCACCCTCATGGGTGATCTCCGGGATAGTACGCCGGAAGATGACCGCGCCAAAACCTGGATTGGAAATATGACGAAGAGGCTCGACCAACAGGCTCCAGGTTTTGCCCCCGCCGGCGGCGCCACCATAGATGGCAATGTCAGCCGACGAGGCATGGAACTCAGCCTGCCTTGGTTGAGGGACTACTACAAAGTTGTCAGGGTTGGATAGTTGAGTCTGTACGGCTCGATCAACATCAGTTTTTGTCAGCACGTTTGTTGTCTGGGAGATAAACGTTCACCTGGGCAACCTCCCCTATATGTTCCTGCTCTTCTCGTGGCTTCCATCGTTCTGGGAACCGCCTGGCCAGGAAATCTCTAGCCGCCTGCCAGCTATATGGAATCTGTTGCTGCCATTGAGAAACGACGCGAATTTCGGCACGCGCTTCGGCAGCCTGTACCACCTCAAAAAACTCTAAATATTTTTTGTTGGTTCTTGTCTTTTTTTTCTCTCCGCTGGCAAGAGCCTCCCCCATTTTCATCCAGTTTCGAAAAGTCTGGTAGTCTATGCCGGCGTAAGCACACGCCGCCTCGTAATAGTTGCCGCCGGCGATGGCCTTTTCGATCTTTTTTCGTACGTCTGGTGTAAGTTTGGAGGGCCTGCCCATCACGCTTATCCTTGTAAGTCAAATGGTTTTTTGTTTTCAGTATAGCATAAAACCACCCTCTTTTTTTTGAGGGTGGTTACATTTGGGTGACTTTTTCAATTATCAGTTGTGCTGTGGGATCCGCTTGGGGTTGTGATACCCGGCCGGCAGGAATGGCTGCAGATCCTTTTTGAAGTAGTGCACTATCCCCAGGTCCTGGCATAACTCCATCATTGCCTCGGTGTAGGATTTCCAGTCCGTTGTATTGGTCATGGGCAGGTAGTTAGCCCGGCCAATCTTGAAGAGATCCACAAACTCGTGAGTCTCTTTGATAATCTGCAGGCTGGCCTCTGTGCTCAGGGTAGGCTCCAGGGATACCCAGGTAAAAATGCCGGCCTCGTGGAAGGTTTTCAGGGTATCGATCCTGTCCTGGGGGAGGGCTGCTGCGCGTTCCCACTTTAGGGAGAAGGTATCATCCAGAGAAGTGAGAGTCGAGGCGAAGGCGTCCCGGTCCGGCCGGAAGAGCTCCAGGTAGGGCAGGGCTCGGGAGCCGCCTTTGGTCAGGGTACAAAAGGCCAGGCCGTGATCGACCAGGGTTTCGATGGTAGGACGGGTCAAACTTGTGTCCAGTGGATTGAAGGGATCGGTCGTGAAACTGAGCATGACCTGGGACGTGGATCCAAGCGCCTGGTATTTCAAGGCATCCTTTTTGAGATTGGCCAGGAAATTCGGGCGAGGGGAGGCAGCGGCATCGAACTGCGGTCGGGACATCCGCAAGACAGCCGGCACGTAGCAATACGCGCATTTATGGCCACATCCCCGGTATGGATTGGTTGCCAGCGGAGCGTACTCGCCGGCCTGCCCTTTGGGAGCATAGATATATGAACAACCTTTTACGGATACTCCGTCCGGGTTGAATTGAGGCGCCGGCCCCGAGTAGGGAGCCGGAGTCTGGTCAAATAGGTTTGGTTGTGAAGTCATTTGGATTCTCCTGTTGCTTTTTCAATAGCCAAGCGAGCGCATCGAACTAAAAAATCAAGGCTGTGACGATGGCTTCCTCCGTTCTCGTGAAACCTTGTCAATCTTTCGAGAGCTTCCAAAAGATCCGGAGCAGCGGCTATCAGGCGAGCGTCAGCGTTGACCAGTTCTTGGCATCTCCAACTTTCAGCCTCGTGTAATACTGCGATTCGGGTATGCCTACCATAGATACCCCAGGCGTTTTGGTTACCCTGGGAGTCTGGGTTTTTCCCGTCAAATATTCCGGCGTTTCGGTATGACCTACAATCCTGTTGGGCCTTCCATGGGCCGGGTGTGTGTTTTGTTGTCATTGGTTCCTCCAATCTAAATATTCTGGTAAGCATTTTGCAGAGCCAGGGATGCCGCCTGGCATTCCTGAACCTTGAAATTTTTTCCGAGCTTTTGCCATTCGAGAGCCGCAGTGTTCCAGAATTCGATCAACTTCAAAATGGTATCTCCGGGAGTGTCTCCCTTTAGGTCTGGGGTGACCGTCGAGGGAGTCGGCGGGGATGAAAAGTCAAGCTGACTGGCCGGCACTTCCTGGACCACCCACAAAGGCTCCTCGAACATCTTGGCCTGGTGCTGCTGGGTTGCGTATTCGCTCACCAGCCGGCGAAACCAGCCGGTTGTCGGTTTCGGGTTCTTGCGAAGAGCAGCCACTGC